CATATCACCCGCGCTGTTCTCATCTCTCTCACCCATCAGCATATAGTTAGGGTCAAGGATGATCGCTTGGTAACCCTTACCTTCAATCTGCTTCTCGATCATAGGACGGATGAGAGTCAAGTCGGCAGCGTGACCTCGGAGCGTCCACACATCAAAGTCATCGGCCTTGTCTTCTAGTCCTTTGGCCTTGATAACATCAGCCAACCGATTGCGGAACGACCACTCTTGGATCTCGAAGTTAATGAACAACACCCGCGACATCTTGCACTGCTGACCCCACCAAGGCACGCCAGCGTGTAACGAAAGGGCTAGGTCGATTAGTGACCAACTCTTAAACGCCTTGCTACCCCCGCCCAGCAACATCTTCCCGCCTCTATGCAACATTCCATCAATTAACGTCTCTGGTGCAGGCAAGTCTTCCCTAACAAGTTGTGCATAAGATTTGATCGGCGGCCACTCGTCCGTCTTAGGTTTGATACCAAGTGCTACTGCTGGCTCTATCATTTTCCTCCTTTGCAAAACCATAATAGGCTTTGCATTTTGTCTTCTCTCTTTGCCCCAGGAATCCTAACGGGTTGACTGGGTTTGAATGTTGCAGGATCACATCCTAACGGAATAAGAAAAGCTTTTAATTGTTCCACCCATTCGTTCTTAGGTGGCATCTCAAACCAACCATGCAAGCTCTTTCCGCCAGTATTAACAACGGCGTGTAGTTTCATGCTGAACAAGTCACGCATCAATTGGAACACCGCGCCCATCTGTGGCTTAGTCAGCACATCCGATTCGACAACCAAGAATATCCGATCCTCCACCGTATCGTTGGACCTACTGACTGTGCCTTGCTTGTAAGTCGCGCCAGTCGTGTATTGCCCAATCGGCTCATCCAGCTTCTTCCAGTCGTAAGCAGTGCGGAAGTTCTGCGGATGCTTCCCGCTATCCGTGACGTTACCTATCCAGATGTTATCGACAGCGTTGAACAACGATAGGAACAACTGATAGTCCTGCGTTGGATCGTCCAGTTTGGTCGGACTTTCCTCAAACATATCAGCCGTCTCCCAATTGTAGTGTGTGAGGTAGCGTTGCTTGTTTGACTCGGCAATCGTCTTGATCCTATCCAGTACCTCGGAGTGCGGGTCTTTCTTAATGACCAGCTTCGGTACGGCTGTGCCACCAGACATAATGTTTACTGGCTTGTAAAGAACATCGCTAGATATAGCTCGGCGCAGCTTGCGGTTAGCCTCATCACGATACGGCGTGCAGGAAGTATGCCAGCAGAAGATAGTTGGCGCGCCATCTACAAACACCGTTGTGTCTCTGATGCGAGTATGGCTGGTATGAGCAGCCTCGCCTGGACACTTACACAGCCCGTGGTTCTCGGACTGCCAATCCACTTGGCCTACGATCTCTTCAGCTTGTCGTTGTGCTGTTGTCATAAAATTCAAACTGGCTCTGATTCAAGGGGTAGACACACTGAGGAAACGCCCGATGCAAGATCTCCTTGCATACCACAACGCCAGTTAGTTATTTGATTGCCTCCTCTGCTGTATGACAGAAGCCTGGGAACAGGTCAAGATATTCTATGTTCCTGCCGTACCTATCTGCGGTATATATTTCTATGGTTATCCCGTAGAAGTCTGCATCATGCCATAGCTCCGAGTATGCCTTCAGCTTATCCGTTCGCAGCTTGGAATAGTCCTCAATCTCCATCAGTCCAATTATCTTTTTATCCTCATCTATCTTGTAAAGGTCTGGAAGATATTTCTCTGCAACAGCAAATATAGATGCAGCCAGATCATGGTCTGGCTCATCCTTATCAAGCCACCTTGCGAGTGCATCAAGGACAGTCTTTTTATATCCAAACCTTTTCCACCCATCATGGTTCATGGCAATCTTCTTCGCCGCAATCTGCTCTAAGTCGCTCACAACTCCATCGCCTTCTTGCTGGCCTCAACAATATCCTGCGCTGTTATATTCCGCAGAGCATTGCACCAGTATTGCGTCTTCGGGGTGCGATTGCTCGCATCCTTACACTTAGCCTGCGGCAAGCCAGCGTGCGGACGGCAAGGCGCGTGTGGACAGGTATCGGGCTTGAACACCGACACGTTCTTAGGATAAAAACTCATACGATCTTTTGGGTCGTAGCTACCCCACAGCGACACACACGGCGTATCCAACCCAGCAGCCATGTGGTTGACACTACTATCTGGCGCGACAACAAAGTCAGCCCCGCTAATAATCGGGAACAGCGAGCGCACAGCCTTGGTGCAGTTGAATAGGTCAATTACTCGCGGATGATCCACCTTAAAGTTGTTTGAGTTATCCAGCCCAATGATGACAGCGTGATGCTTGGGGTAAGCCTCAAGCAACGCAAGCACCGCTTCCTGCCCCATCGTTGGCGGGTAGGTGCGGGTCGGACCGCTGGACGAAACGTGGTAGGCAAAGAAAGGACTAGGCAACGGCCACTTGCCCATAGCCTTTAGCTCTTCGTGGTCTGGCTCTATGAGATGTAGGACTGGTTTACAATACTTAGCCATCGTCTTCTCGTCCCATACACCCATCCACTCGTAGATCCGCTGGTAGCAGTTACCCCCACCAGTGCCTAGCTTTGTGTTACCAACCTGCCCGCTGAACAAATCGTCCGTTGGCAAGTGAGCATCAAATGACCTCCACGCCTCCAGCGATGCAGGCAACGGCCACAGCTTTGCGCCCAGCCCAGCGTAGAGAGGCAGGTTGCGGGCAGGAGCGTAAACCTCAACAACCCCACCCGACTCTTGCACCAAGTAGTTGACGAAGGCAGTAGCGATGATCGCGTCACCAATTGCCCCAGCGCGGTAGACGGCTGTTGCACCACCAGCAGCTCGGCCTTTGTAGTACGGCTTGATCTCGTGCGGGCAAGGGATTGAATCGTCCCAAGTTGGTCCAGTTAGCTCATCGGGCAGCACATAGGTAGTGCGTGGGTAGAGCATATTGTCATCGACTTTGTGGATTGCGTTTGTGTTATTTGTCCATAGTTTCATTTGTTAGCCTCCATTATTTTGTTGATACATCTGATGATTTCTGACGCGACTTGCGGGACGATGGCGTTACCCAATCCTTTAAGTCGGTGTGACCTATTGGGTATCCCATTAGCCACTCGACCCACGTTGGGTTCAGCGAGCCACGTTGCCACTCCTCTGGAGTTGTCCCGCGAATCTCTGGATGATTGCCCAGCATCTTCTGCATATTTCCGTTCGGAGTTCCCGCCGCATCCTCGTTCGCTGACGGTGTCGGCCACATCTGAGGATGCACAACTTGCTCCCGAAGATTCCCACTCCTTGACCTTCCCTCTCTGTTCTTCTGATTGGTCGAGCAATCCTCTGCTTGTCTTGGAGGCAGTGAGTCCATCGAGTTTGGAGTGGCCCACAATCCAAACCCTGTCTCTTCTGTGTGGCGCGTCAACGGCGCAAGCTGGAACAATGATCGGTTCGACTTCGTAACCTTGACCTTCCAGATCAGCGCACACCTGGTCGAGTGCCAAGTTGACGATCCCAGCAACATTCTCACCAATGATCCAAGCGGGCTTTGCTTCTTGTATAACTCGCAACATTTCAGGCCAGAGGTAACGGTTGTCATCCTTACCTCGTTGCTTCCCTGCGACTGAGAATGGTTGGCATGGGAATCCGCCTGTGAGAAGAGTGACTCCTGCGTATAACTCGCCTCGTACTTCGCGGATGTCTTTGTGGCACGGGACTTCGGGCCAATGCTTTTTGAGGACTGCTTGGGCGTAGGGTTCGTTGTCACAGAAGCCAACGGTTCTATATCCATTCCACTTTGCTGCCAAGGCAAATCCTCCGATCCCGCTAAATAAATCGAGGTGGGTTTTTTCATTCATCCCCCACCACCTCTTTGCAAACCAAGCTCGCCGCATCCACCATCGTAATAATCTGGATCATATCTATAGCGTGTCCGTGAGTCGCGCGATTCCTCTCAACTACAAGCTTATTGCGTGCAATTGAAAGGATCTCGCGCGCCCACTTGAGCCTAGCTTTAGCCTCGACTTGCATTACGAACCAGACCGCATCCGAAACTTGCGTGGCTTGCTCTTACCTGCTGCGGATAGCGCAATGGCAATCATCTGCTCGCGTGAGCGCGGCTTACCGCCTGCTCCACGCTCGCTACCCTTCTTGCGGTTATCCCTAGCCAACTCACTCATATTCTTCGATACGTCTTTACCTAATGGCATATTCTGTTTTCCTTTCTGTTTATGGTTGTTCCGACTTGTGAAGATCGTAGTAAAACGAATCTGTATCCTCAGTCACCCACTTGTCACTCTGATTCTCCACAGATGGCAGCTCGGTATCAACTCGAAACTGCTTTAGATTATCTGGCAACTTCTTGGTAACCCAATTGCTATCCCGCCAGAAGATGCGGTTGTTGGGCATACAAAGTAAGTAGCCATCGTCACCAGCGAATACGTGACCGCACTTATAGTCGGACGGCTCATCGCTGTAGGGATTGTTAAACCAATCCACAGTAAACAAGTATGTACCCCATACCTTAGTCGCATCTCTAAGTAGTATCTGCGCGCGATGGTAGGCGAGGAAGCTGTACTCGGTTACAGTTACATTCTCAGAGAAGCAATCCCAAAGTTGTTTGTAGTTAAATGGGATGTCGGCCTCTGGCTCGTGCGTGTATATCTCCGATAGCGGTACTCGACTCCGCAGCATTCCAGAGTCAGTCATAACGTGAAAAGTTAGGATTGCTCCAGCGCAAGACTGCAAGGCGAACACATAGACGTTGTAAAACTCCGTGTCTGCTTCGTTCTTGGTGAAAAACGACTTCCTCACCATAGCCTTGAAGCTAGGGATGTTCTCGTTGAGCGTTGCCATTATCGCCAAGCAGGTCCAGTAAACCAAGCCACCAACACCCAGCGCGTTCCCCATATAGGCGCACGCGCACGATGCTCGATGTAAGATGGAAACCAGCAGCCAGCCCCTTGCTCGCGGATGAACTTGGCGTTCTCAATGTCGGCCTTTACCTGCAAGCCACCGCCTAGGTACTCGGATGGATCGGACAAATTAACCACAGCAGTCAGCTTACGATCCGATCCAGTAAACGTATCGTAGTGCCACCAAAACTGCTGGAGTGGATTGTACTTTAGGATCTGCAACTGTTGCACGCCGCCAATGTCAAACCTCCAATGCTCTTCGTTAATGCCTACGGTAATCTCCCGCATTATGTTGTAGATCCAGTTATTGTGTTGGGCGTAAGGAATCCAGCAGGACGAGCAACTTCTGGCAAACGACCTGCGCGTAGTTCCATCCTTCTTCAGAACAGTTGCACGCTTCATCCCGATCACTTCTGCATCCTGGCGCAGCATCTCGCACTGCGTCTTGGTTAGGACATAGCGATCTACTGAAGCGGTTAAAACCTTCTGCTTGAATTCGCTCATTTGAGTTCCTCGCATAGCTCCAGCAACGTCTTGTTCAGTGCGTACTCAAAGCAAGCCATCTTATCTTTAGCCAGGTGCTGACGGCCAGCCTTTGCCAACGCCTCGTAAAGATCATCGTCAATATCGATCATTACCCTTACAGCTTTTTGCTCTAATGTTTTTACCAGAGTTATCTTTCTGTCTTTCTTTTTCATCTGTCTAGTTCCTTTCGTATGATTTCGATTAACTTGAAGATCAAGTAACCAGCGCAATAGATTGCAGACAAAGTCAGCGAACTGTAAAGCACAAACCAACCGATTACCCAAACAACTCCAGCCAGATCAAGTAGGCAGAACATAGTCGTTTTCCTTTAGCTTCCGTAGCAACGTGCGGTTATCGATCTGCACCCCGCTGGCTCTGCACCACCAAGAGACAACGCCCGTCTTAAAGTCACGCAACAGCTTCTGCACTTCGTGCGAGTTCTTGTACTCCAGCGCATCGTTGAGTGGCACACCTTGGTGGCCTTTAACAATCTTCATGCCCTTAACCATCCCTCGCTTGCGTAGCATCCGCAGGTCGCGGATAGCTTGGAGCGCAACCTCTCCAGCCAACTGCTGCACTCTATCATCGTAGTCACCGCGACATAGCTGCGTGGACCTCACCGCCCCAGCCCTACCAGCTTCGCTTCGTCTTCTTTAATCTGGTTAGATAATCTAGTTAGATCGTTTGACTGCCCAGCGTAATGAATAATCATCGCATCCTTGTAGCGGTCCAAACCAAAATGCGACTCAACGCTGGTCATGCAGTTGAAGGACGGGTCAAGCTCGGTCAGCGGAATGTTCCACAGATGCGCCATTACGTTGAGCCAAGTCTGCTCGGCAAAGTGGTTTGGGTGCAGGCCAATGGGCGGCATCGATAGGATACCAACGGCCTTGGTATGAACTACGAACACGCCAGTGTTGACGTAGAACTTCGGCTCAATCACACCGCCGAAAGCTCCAGCCAGCTTAACCATCTCTGGCTTGCGATCCAGATAAGCTCCTTCATCAAAGGCACAGAATACCCCAGCGTCATCGGATAGCTTCGGGCAATCGGCTGCAATCAGAACGTCAGCGTCAACGAATGTCACCTGGTCGTAGCCCTTGGTTGCCATGATGTTTCCAATGGCAGACTTGGAGTATTGCGCTGGATGCGTGAGAGGCTTGTCAATCAGAATGAAGTCAGTGCTGTGGCGTTTGCAGTACGCCTCCATCCTCGGCCTAGTCAGATCAATAATCTTCTGCCAATCCTCACCAAACGATTGGGTTACTAATGCTTGTTTCATTTTACGTTCTTCCATATTTTGCCATGCTCATCCAGTTCGGATGACCAGATCATCATCTTGTTGTAGATACTGTAGGCATAGCCAAACCTCATCAGCGTGAGGCTAATCAGATCACCGATCTGATAACAGATCCAAGACAATGCCAGCTTCATTTGTCGTTACAGTCGTAGTCTTCCCAGGTGAAGTTCTTGCAAGCCTCGATTGCCTCTTCTCTTGTGTTGAAGCTCTCGTATCCAATCAAATCTTCTTCTCTTCCAAATCCATCCTCATCGATATAAACAGACCATTGTTGTTTGCCGTCTTCATCTAATTCTTTTTTAATCCATCTCATAGTCTTGGTACTTCCTTTTTGATTTGTGCTAACACGAAGAGCGACCTTACCAGCGCACGCTCAAGATGGTCAACACTTGTTTCGCCGTTATTATCTGGACAAGGCGAGGACTTGTGCAATTGCATCTGCGCTGTGGCTAGGTGGCGAATCGCCCTGGCAATATGGTAATCGTGAGTAGGCCGATCTTTCTCAAGCCAGTCTCCGTAGGCGGACTTGTCCGATCCTTTACCCATCACGCGCCAGACTATTTCCTGTGCGGCGTTACCCATCTCTTGAATTGTTGGTGCAGTCATTTTGCTAAACTCCTATAGAATTGATCGAGTAACGACTCTAGCCATAAGACATCTGCTGGGTCGATCATAATTTCATCCCAGGAGGTGTGTAGCCCTTAACCCAAGCCCATACTTTCTGCATCGCGCAGAAGGCAATGCCAGCTTGGTAGAGTTCGTCTTCGTCCCACTGATGATGCTCTATGTATTCTGGATCATTGGATGCCAGAACAACCGAGACGCAGGCTGCTTTAGGATTCTCGCAGGCGTTTCTATATGCCCAAAGTTGTTGCGCATCGGTTGGATAGAATGGAGGAGTGTTGTACTTCTTGTTGACCTTGCGGTTCTTTAGGTCGATGACCGCATCTCCAATTCCCTTTAGTCGGACGTAGGCATCACATCTGCCAGCGTAACCAGGACCGACCAAGGCCCTTTCGCACCAGTGCGTTTTCTCGACATTTTCACTTGCCCATTTTCTAAAGGTTTCGATGTAAGGTTTAAGGACTTCATCTGTGGAGCAACTACGTCCCAAAAGGATATTTTCCATTTCGGTATGAACTGCCGTCCCATGCTCTGCGGCTTTCTTGGTTTGCGCCTTGCTGTCCTCAACGACCCTTCTTGCGTATTCTTCGAGTGTTTCATTTTGCTCCTTTGGCAGAGTAAGCGCAGACTCTACGGCTGTAGAAATTTTCCATGCTGTGAGTTGGGGCTTCTCCAAAATTGACTGGACACTAGTGACCGATGGAAGCAAACCCATCTTTCTAGCATCAGCAACAGTTGTGTTTCTTTCCTTGCCATTCTTCCCAATGACAACGTGAGCCGACTCACCATTTTCTGAGTACCAATGACCTCCAGACTCGGCTTGAACAAGTCTGGATGTCGATGGCTCTTTCGCTGTGATTGTAAGAGCCATTTGATTTAGAATGGCACTTGGTTGCCGTCTGCGTCCACCTCAACCTTAGTGGCCGTGGATTTGCCAGCAGCGGTGGCAAACTCCTTGGATGCGCGGATCTTCTCCTGCAACCAATCGGGCATATCGTTGAACTGACCAGCCTCACCCTGTTCGATCTCGTAGTACAACTGATCGTTAGTGGTGGTAGCTGGTGCTTTCATACCCTTGGGGAGTTTGGATGCACCTGCGATTGCGCAATACTGCCGACCCTGCTGGCTAGTCTTGTGGATCAGCGTGAGCATGGCTGGCTTGCCAAGAAGGTTCTTCAAGCTGAATGCTTGGAGTTCCTTTGAGGTGAAGGTCTGACCGCGCCATTGTTCGAGAAGCTTGCGAAGGCTGGCTTTCTCGCCAAGACTGCGGGTCTGCTCGATGGAAACGACCATCGGTTTTTGGACTGTGGTACGTTTGCCATTCTCCTCGACCTCGTACTCATCGGTTTGATCGGGCAACTCAAAGGTCAAGCGGACTTTAGGCGTCCACTTCTCCTGGT